CCTTTGGAGCCTTAACAACAGTACTAAAAGTTACCATGTTAAGCCTTATAGGAAAAATGGCACTTCAGACAGGTGCCGTTATAAAAAATACTTTTGCGCTCTTATCAGCGAGGACGCAGTTAGCTGCTGGCCTACTTCCTGCTTTGGGAGTCGGAGGCTTGGCCGCGAGCATCGCTCCAGTCCTAATTCCAATTTTACTCGGTCTAGGTGTTCTTGCAGTATTATCTAAATTAGGTGATTCCACAGAAAAACTTGCGAGCGCAGAAGAATTAAGAGCTAAATCTGAACTTAGAAAGCTTGACGATGATGAAAAAGCGTTATCGAGGTTCGAAGCTGTTACAGCAGCTTTGATTGGTGATTTTATACAGAGTCAGAGTATGGCTGATTCCATTGCTGTTGCAACCAGTGAGGCACAGATTGAAAGATTAGATAATTTAGCGGGTATTTTTGGATCAAAAATAGATGAACTAATAGGAACAGAAGAGGGCGTAACATTCGCGTAATATTATGGCAGGAGAACCAACACATGTTAATCATAAATTAGAGGATAGATCCAGACTTTTGTTTGTTTTTCCTCAAGAAGCAGGGAAAGACCCAATTATACGAGTTTGCCCTTTTTTTGAAAATCCTACTATTTCAGAGAGAAGAAGCTCTAATTTAGTAAAATACGATGTTTTAGGCAGATCTGGAAATCTTTTTGGATATACGGGATCTAAGTCCAGACAGATAAATGTTGAATTTAACATTACACTTCCTCAAGTCTTTCATTTTGCTTCTCAAAATTTTTCAACGGAACAAATTACACTTGAAACAGATGACTCTAAGCGAGAAAAGTTTTTTAACCAACTAGAAATACAAACTGATGCGGCTATTGAGGCTACTAAGTGGGAAGCTAAACGAAAAGAGTTTTTAACTATATTAAATGATGGGATTGATCCATTAGGCACGACTCCACCTGACCCAGGCACGGCTGCTGCTGCCCTGGCCGCAGCAGGTCCAGCAGGAGTCGCTGCCGCTGCAACACCAAATCCCATAAATGATAATACTATTTTTGCATCCGAAATGGGAGCGTACCACGGAACACACTTGTACGCTCAGGCTGTAGAGATTATTACTTTTTGGATTGGATTAATTCGCTCGTCTGTTATGAACAATTCTCAGAATCCTACTTTAGGTCCTCCTGTTATAAAACTAAAGCATGGGATTATGTATGATCGTATCTCTACCATAGCAGAGAATTACTCTATAGATATCGTGGAGCCAGCAGGCTATGATATGGTATCTTTGCTACCCCGCAGAATTAGGGTAAAGTTGAATTTATTCGAGATACAAAAGAATCCTAATAATGCTCCAGGAGATAGAGAAGAGACGATTTATGGCTGGGAGAGAAATGTAGACAACCAGTATCTGAAGCGACTCATAAATGGAGACGCAGGAAAACCATTAGATTTCGCTGGCGGTAGCGTATGGAGTAACAGTTATGGTCAATAAAGCAAATGCAAGCTATACACGGTATTCTTACGGAGTAAACTATTTAAACCATAAGGGTACAATTACAACTACTTCTGTAGGGTCTGAGTATGATAACTTTTTACTTACCTTAAACAATGTAGAGTCTAGACAAGGTAAAGTGCCTAAGTTTGCCGCTTATAGACCTGACAACATAGCAAATTTATTTTATGGCAGCCCAGGATATTGGTGGTATCCCTTACAGTATAACTCCTACTTCGATCCTTTTGAAGCGTTAAAACCAGGAGACTATATTAAAATACCAGAGATGACATGAGAAATTTAGCAAACAGTGTTGGAACATATAACATTGTAATTACCTCAAACAAGCAAACTGCTTTAAGCTTAACAAAGTTTGAGAGTTACAAGCGTTTTATGGAGGTTCATGCCACAGATGAAGACGCTGTTTTTTTGTCTACAGGCGGTGAGAAACTTCAGGAGTCCATGCAAACTCCAGCATCACAAGGCGTCAATATTTTAGAATTTAGTCATGTGTTTAACTACGCAGGTGGAGGCAAGAACGCTTCCAAAGATTCTGGTTTTACAATAAAAACACATGAAGCGGGACTGGGCTTTTTAAAGAAGTTATTCTTCATGTCCACGGGCGAGTCGCTTACCTTTCTTAAGGAGAGAAAAAGTTATATTAATGAATTAAACAAGAGTATTAATACTCTCGCTGAGGACTACGACAGGAAATATGGACAAGGTAGCATCAGTGATCCAAATGCGGAAGCAAAGACGCCAGAACAATCTCGATACCACACACAGCGTGAGCAGCTTAAATCTGTGGTAGCACGAAATGCTCAGGGGCAAAAAGTTTATATTGCTTATGGCATAGGGGATGATATGAAATATTGGGCTGGGCCTTTCCAATCTATTCTAGGAGAGACTCAATATTCTAACGATGGAAAAAAAGAAACCATAACTTACTTCTTTTCTTCAGATCAGGTAAAACATCTTTATGATGGAAAAACTGTTTTGGATCTTTCTAAAGCAGTTTCCAAAGAAACATCAAATAAATTTAGCATACCTGTGCAGGCCTATGATTTTGTTCCTCAAGAGGCCGCTCTCGGCATCAACAGAGCCTTGTTATTTGATGCATACGCTGATATAGTTGAATGGGATGGGTACGCACCCTCAATCCATGATTGTGTGGTTAAATTAATCTCTTACTATTTGCATAGTATTGGAGTAAAAAATCATATAATTGTTTTACCAAATTTAGATCAATTACTATCACCATATATCACTAATGTGCTGAAAGAAGAGGTTGTGAATTTTGAAGACGATGAAAACGAGTTTGTTAGTAATGCGTTGTTTAGCGGAGGTGATATTGATGCCTTGAAAATTTCGAAAACGGACCCCACTAGATTAGGGGCTCAGAGAAGAAGAGTCAGGATGACCAGACAATATATCAAGGCATTACAGAGAGTTCTATCAAACTTAGGCGGTTTGAGTTCTGACCTTACTTCTGGAGCAGGATCCAGCGATGTTAACCCAAAATTGGTTACTTTTCAGAAGGGTAGTCCCGATATTTTAGATCCCACCGTCAATAGAACGGGTGATACTGATACGGCTATATTTGATTATGTTAATCAAATTAAAATTCAGGATCCTTTTAGTGACGCTGCAACAACACCTTTAGCTGACGGTATTCTTAATTTGGGCTTAGATTTAACGCAGTGGGAGGGTCAGATTGAGTACACGGACAACACAGGGACGCTAAAAACAAAAGGAGATGGTCTTTTCACTTTTGATGAAAATAATTACGCAGAGCCTATCAAACAATTTATCCAAGGCATATTAGGCGCACAAGGACAACAGCTATTTGATGTTGATTACTTTTTTGAGAGTAATTTAGGCATGTGCGAATTGTTTAAGAAAAAATTTGGATCGGGAACCTTTACAGGCTATAAAGACGCCAGAGGAAATAGAGCGAACTACTCAACTAGTCCTAGATCGGTTAGCGATGACGCTTTTTTTGTCTTCGGTGATAGATCACTTATAGATCAGTACCTTTATGGGCATATACAACAAGTTGTTGATTATAATAAGCGGTTTAGATCGGTTGAATTTTTACAAGAAAAGCAGTTTGTGGGGCTAGTTAATTCAAATACAGGTAATAAGTACTTTTTAGACCCCTTTTGGAATAGAATTACTGAAGACATAGCGCAACTCGAACAAGTAGATCCAAACCAAACTACCTCAGAGTACCTAAAAACTTTAGAGAGCACTTATTTCGGACAAGCGCAAGCCCTCATATATAAAGGGGCCTATACACCGCTAGGCTTTTTTAACGATTATGCTAGTAAATCAGGAGATTTTAGAAAAAATTTACCTGATGAGTTTGGATTCTTAACTACAAAAACCGATGATTCCCCCACAACCATACTGGAACAGGTAGAAGCACTAAGAATTCCATTTTTTATAGCAAACGAAAAGAATTCTAATGTTTTATCATTCAACATAGATGCCGATAACTTTCTTTTAAGCCAATTTTTAGGCACTATAGGGGAAATCTACCATGAAGTAGCATTAAGATACTCAAAACTTTCTGAGATAAGCCAGGGCGTCCCTAGTTCTTCTGCTATTGACGCCAAATTATACGAAGTTATAGATTCCTGGAGAGAGCGCGGATTTTATGGTAAGGGATTTCATTCATTTTTTCCTACGGCTCCGTCAATGTCATTAACACAGTTTTCTACAGACCTAAAAGACATATTATTGCTAGAAACTGAAGGTCCTACCAAAAATTTAAGAAAAAATTACTCTTCTCCATATATTGCAATGCTTTCTTTATTTGTTGGTTTATATGAAAAGAGATACAAAGGTATAATTAAGACGCTGCCTATGTTTAATTTAGCTAATGTAGCAAACATACAAAAGCCAGCTATCGCTTTACTAAAAAGCACTCCTCGCCTTAAGACTTCATCGGAGCTAGACAGATCGACTGCGGACTTTTTTAGTGGGCTATATAAAATATTAGGCTGGAAACACAGTATCACTAAGTCCAAAGCTGAATCTGAGTTTGTAGTTGTAAAAGATATTAGATCGGAGGTTAACGATGCAGAAGATTAACTTAACAAATAAAAGTAATGAGTTTTTGTTAAATCAAGAACGAAAACAGCCTCTGGTATTTTCCTATAATAGTGTGGTCCAGCGCGAAGGTTCAGGAAAAACAAACAGCTTTGAAAAGGTAAACCTTTCCGAAGTGCAGAAGACTAGACGAAACGCAGCAAGACGAAAATTAGAGGGTGATATTTAATGGGAGTTTATAAGGGTTGTGTTGTCTCCAAACGAGATCTAAACGGAAAAGGTCTTTTGACTGTGTGCCCTACAGGGGCAGATATAACTGACGCTAATAATTGGATCTCTGTTAAATATGTAAGTTTTTACGGTGGAGGTGTGCAAGCAGGAGCAGCGTTTGTACCTGAAGTTAATCAGGAAATTCTTTATGATTACGCAGAGAATGATACTACAAACACTTATTATTACCTCGGAGCCGTGATGGACCAGCAGTACGATATTTTACAAGATCAGGCTGCATATACTGATGATCAGGACCCTGTATTTGGTGAGGAGCAGACCTTACCTCACGACGCACAGGACTCAAAGGAGGCGTTTCAGAGCATGTCCTACGGCTGGAGCACTCCACTAGGGCATCAGCTAGTCATGAGGGAGAACAGGGACACCGAACAAAGCAGGCAGCAGGTAAGCCTAAAAAGCGCAGGGGGCCATGGGCTGCTTTTAAATGATGTTGCTCATAACGGTGGCGCTTACTTGTACAGCTATGGACAAAAATCAAGTGTCCGTCTTACAGACTCAGAAGACGATAGCTCAGAGATAGGACCAGAAGGTGTAGCGATAAACGCAGGAGGCAATCTAACTTTACACAGCGCGGAAGGAAATGCCTCACTGACCGTTCAAGACGGCGGTAACTTAGAGATTAAAAATCATTCCACTACCGCAAAGGGAACCCCAGAAACAAGAAAAAGTCAGACAGGAAATATAATTATACAGAGTGATCGTGGAGATATAAGCCTTATCAGCACAGGTAATGGGATTTTTATTGATTGTATCGGTGCAGATAAGGAAGACGGAACCACCGCCGCCTCCTTTCAAGTGAGAAGTAATAATAAAATTCATCTTTATTCAGATAAAGGAATTGATATGAAATCTTTGGGAGATATAAATATAAAGGGGCGTAGTGTCAATATCGAATCTGATCTTTCTCAAGGAGGGACGATTCAATTAAATCCATTACCACCCAACTCTGTTGATATCCGAATGGCTATCCGAAAGACTAATTTTGAGATTGATTCTGAAAAACTTTTTGGATGGTGGCCTTTCTTTTCACACCCGTTATGGTCTGGTAATTATAGTTATTTCAATAATGTTAACACAGCATCACCACCCTTAAGACAATTATAAAACTATCCAATGGCACTAATCAACCCTACAATGTTTACAAATCCTGCTTTGTTTTTAACAACAAAGTATGGTATTCCAAAGTGTGCAACAAACTTTGGTGTTGATGTTCTACAGTTTATGGGCGGTGGTTCATTATCGGTTTTAAGTAAAGCATTATTTGAGGGGAGAAAGACAGCACGACAGCAAGTAGCGGATAAGGTTAATGAGGTATTTAAGAATACTGGAATCATTTCTTATAATACAGCAACAGGAAGATTTGAATTATTTTCTCAATCGTCTCAAAACGGTTTTGATATTGATTGGCTAGAGACGGCAGCCAACTGGACAGGCCAAATAAATGCTTTTGTTGAGGCAGGAGAGGCAGCAGTTGACGGGTTCGAAGAAGTTATGGACTGCTTGGGACAGTTTGGGGCGTGGTTGGATAGTAATGGACCCCTTGACCAGGGTGGTTTTGGTGGAATTGCCTCTACTTACGGAGGGAACCAATACACCGAAAATACGCGCCAAGCTAACTTTGCAATAGCTCAATCACAAATTCAAGATGCATTGAATTTTGCCGCTCAATGCTCTAGTCAGATAGAGACAATAGGAAACATCCTCTTTGAGAGGCAACTAGAAGCCGCTGCGGCAGAAGAAGATGACGGTCCTATCTTTAGATTAACCTTTGGTCCCCCTGTTTCTAAACAAGGTGTGTTTGTTTTATCAGAGGATGGTCTTTACTTCGATTCCCAGGAGCGTTTATATAATGGAAAAGAGATCCCATCTGCTTCTGACATAGGCTTTGTTGTTGATAATGAAAGGTGGAACCTAAATTATGCACCTAATCTTGGAGGCAAAGGAAGCATGATTACGATTGATCAATTAAATGAGTATGTTAATACAATTTTTGATCTTTCTTATATTGATAATTCCTCAGAACTTCAAACTTACTATGCTAAAGACTACTTTTTAGCTGTATTGCAAGAGCAAAAGGACAAACTCGTATATGATACAGAGTCTCAGGTAGAAGAGTTACTAGGTGGTGGTTACACCGAAGACTCGGCTTTAGTGGTAAACACTAGACAAAATTTACTTTCAGTAGTATCAACATATAAAGAAAAAGAAGATAAACGCAAAAAGCAGATTGAAGTTGCTGTAAAATCTTCTGATTTGCTTGGCTCCAGCGAAGTGTTTGAACCAGGACAAATTCCAGTTAACGACTTCTCCTTTTTAAGTAGTGTTGCTGTAAACATTCCTGTGGATAAGCAGAAGGAGTTGTCTTTTGATTCTGGTGAGGTGTCGGGGGTTGTGCTGCCAATCAAGCCTAAGTTCGTTAGAAACTATGGAACTGAATCTAACTCTCTTTTATCTCCCGTGGTGATTCCCCCCGTAGGTCTAGGTTCTATCGTTTTTAATCCTTCTATAAACGACCAAGCAGCCCCCGCTGTTTCCTTAACAGACTCTGTTACTACAAGCGGATTATTTGCAATCTACAATTTCTTAAAAGGATCCACTGTATCACCTTCTTCAACACTGTACAACACAACCAATCCAGCACAGCCCTCCTCAGATTTGGATGGACAGCTAGTAGGTATAGCTCAGAATGTGTTTAATACGGGATTAGGGGTGCCTTATTTAGCAGGAATCTCTAGAATAAAAACTAATACAGGAGAGATCACAAAAACGGCAGGTTATTTTAGATTACCCTCTAGTAAAGAATTTCAAAATTTAATGTACAATCCTGAAGGTTGCAGCATTGATTGTTGGTTGCATATACCTTTCTTTGGTTACGACCTAGTTCAACAAGAAACCTATCCAACAGAACCCGCTCGCCTATTGAACAATAATAATGGTGCTTGGACAGATTATAATTACTACAGAATTCTAATAGGTAACGAAAACATGGGTGGTGCTCCTCAAGTAAATAGCGTTAGCTCTTTACTTGCATCAGAACAACAGGAGAATACAAAAGGCCTACTTATAGGTTTTACTCGGGATCCTGTCATATTCTCTGATTCTCCCATTATCCCTGGGCCAAATACAAACCCAGGGCTGAACGCAGGGTTAGATAGCTCGGCCACTGTTGTATCTTCTTGTTTCTTTATTGCGCCAACGCAATCTTTTGGGGATGACTCAGTTGAGTTCATTCCTAAGATTAAAGATTGTAGTTTTACAGGATATCATCGAATGAAGGTTGATGTTTCCTCTGCTTTGTCAAACGGAAAATCATTATCTGATGTATCGTCCACCTATATTCATTTACACATAGCATTCAATGTTCCAAAGGATGAGTGTACGGTATATCTAGACGGAAGCATTCTTTCTACTTCGGCAATTTCTGATGTGTTTGGCGTTAAATCTTTTACCGCGCCCAAAGTACCTACCTTCATAGTTCCTAAAAATAAACCCTACAGTAGTTTTTACTATAGTTCTGGAACTGTTAATCAGGCACCTGGAGTTACCGCTTTCGATACAGGACCACAGAATGATACTTACTTCACCCCTTGGATTGTAGGAGGCGGGTGGACTGAAGGATATCCTATTGATTTCTCAGCCAGTGCAGGTGGCTTTATGGGCACTAGACACGGCTACACAGGTAGCCTTCACGGCAATGTTGGAAGTTTAAAGTTTTATTCTCGACCCCTAACTACTAAGGAAGTCCTTAAAAACTATGAAGCACAAAGTGGCTTCTTCAAAAATATTGAGATATGACGAATACGACAACAATTTATGGGGTGTTGCCTTCTCAACGCATAAAAGACCAAATAAGCAACGCTAATCCCTCCCAAAGCGTTAAGGGCGTTCGCTTCCCACTCTACGACAAAGACAGCGGAGCGAAGGGAATTTTTGCACAAACCGCAGGAATTGATAGGCTAAAAGGTCAGCTCACTCAGTTACTTGGAACGGGCGGTGAGGAAAGATTGATGCTACCTAACTTTGGAGTAAACTTAGAGGAGTTTTTATTTGAGCCCCTCACAGAAGAACTTGTCATTGCGATACAAACAAGAATTGCCACAGCAATATATGACTACATTCCTGATGTGCAAATTAAGGATATGCAAATTAAATATTTAGATGAAGGATCAGCCTTTGGAATACCTGGATTGAGAATAAGTTTAAATGTTTTTTCATTAGAATTTCAAACAGATACAGAAATAACTGTTTATCATAGACCGTAAAACTTAAGCTCATGACTACAAATTATAACACGCCCGATCCTGTTCCATTTACCACTGCCGAATCTGACTATCAAAAACTGATTCAAAGTGGAAAAGATTATCTCAAAAAAGAAGCGTTAATTGATTATGCCGCCACTGATTTTGCTGGGCTAAGAGACTCTCTAATTGCTTATATGAAGGCTGCGTATGCCACGGACTATCAGAACTTTACAGAATCTGATTATGGGATGATGTTTACTGAGTTAGTGGCATACATGGGAGCCGTAATGTCCTTTAAAGCAGATGCTTTAGCAAACGAAGCGTATTTGCCAACCGCAAGAACAAGAAGAAATGTATCAAAGCTTTTAAACTTAATCGGCGTGCGTTTAAAAGGCCCCACTTCGGCAGGCGGTAGCGCAAGATTAACTTTGAATTCTGCTGCAACCGCTAATCCTACTATTGCTGCATCAGATCGCGTTGTTACCATTTCTTCTCCTCTAGATGGAGGTCAGATAACTTACACGATGTACCCCGTGTCTAATGGTAAGATTCAATCACTTGCCTCCAATAGCACAGACATTGAATTATCGCTTAATGATTCCACGGACACAAGCACAACCTGGAGTAATCTCGCTTTACTTGAGGGTGCGTTAGCACAAGAAACAGGCACCTTTGACACAGCAGACGCATTCAAGTCTATTGCTTTAACTCAAGGACCCGTGATTGAAAATAGTGTTCAAGTCTTTGTTACATCAGAAAACTCGCTATCAGGAACATACAAGCAAGTTGATAATTTGTTTAGTGCGTCTGGATCCACGGACAAGATCTTTGAAGTGGTGTATGACGAGCTATATAATGCTACAATTAGATTTGGTGATGGTAATCTCGGTGCTTCTCCTCCAAACTCCTCGTCTTATAGAGTCGTTTATAGAGTTGGAGGTGGTGCCAGAGGTAATGTATTAGGAAATGCTTTAAGTAATGTTGTCAATACATCACAAGGTGATGGAATTATAACCAACACTACTGTTATTACTGGTGGTATTGACGCGGAGACGGTTGAGGACGCGAAGCTTAATGCGCCTTTAGTCTTCAAGCAGCAAGATCGTTTAGTGACCTTAGGTGATTACAAGTCTTTCGTTTCTAGATATGTTAGCCCAAATGGAGGAGCAGCGATAGGCACTGCATCAACAAGGAAGGCTTATTCCTCTGCTAATATAGTAGATGTGTTTGTTTTGCAGAAGGCTACGGATAACCAACTGCAAAAAGCAACCGTTGATTACAAAACAAATCTTTTAGCAGCAATGGAGGACAAAAAGATGTTAACTGATCAATTGGTTATTGTTGATGGTTTGATAAGAACATTAGACCTTGTGGTTACAGCGTATGTCGATTCCTCCTTACAAAATATTGAGGATGTGGTGAAAGGCAAGATCTCTTCTATAGTAAACTCATTCTTCTCCTATTCCAAATTTGATTTTGGCGTAAAATTTGTCCCACAAGAATTAAATAGAAAGATTTTTGATGTGGCGGAGGTCAGGTACTCAACAATTGATAATGTGTCCGATAACATTTCAGTAGACTTTAATGAAGTAATATCATTGAATAACCTAACAGTAAATATAAGTTACATTTAAATGGCAAGAAAATTTTCAAAACTTAACTTTGTTGATGCGGTAAAAATTATTACGCCTGACTTGTATCTAAATCAAGATGCAGAGGTTAGTGGCACTCAAATAAAATTTACTGATAGAGTAATCAATAGCCACATACGGGCATTGGACAACATTACCTCAGTTTTGAATGTTAGCGCAATCGCTGGCTCTCTCACTGCAAGCGATATTAATACACCCACTGGGTTTTCTAGGTATTTTATCAAGCAGAATAAACTTACAGATTTAGATATAAATAAGTTTACCAAAAAGATTTTAACTCCTTTAGGTGTTAAGCTAGAAGATTACCCCACTGCATCTAAATTTAAGAATTATCTTCGGACTAATTTACTACCCAAATTAAGATTGAACTCAAATGATTTGGCGACTGATACTTCTAGCGTCTTTGCGACCACAGCAGCAAGCACGCATGAGTATCTTGTTAATAATTTAGGATGGCTTTACTTTTTAAATACAAGTGCTGCCACATACCACCCCTCTTCTATTGTTGTTGATTCTATTACTAATATCTTGTATAAAGGAAAGCAGTATAAGATCAATGATGGCGTTAAGGACTTCCAAACTTATCTTTGGAATAACCTTGCATCTTTGAGTTCTGTAGATGAGCAAATTGTCCCCAGCATGTTCTGGAGAGGGGATACGACATACACAAGTGGAATACAAAATTTAGATAAATTACACACCTTTATTGATGTGATCTATTCACCACTTCACATTGATAGAGAAGATGTAACGGTTAAAAACGCTATAGAGACTCATCTAGGTGCAAATACTTTTCTTGCTGGTACAGAAGTAGCGGGACCGTTGAATAAATTTTATCGAGCTATTTCATATCTATTCAGAGATATAGATAGTCAGGTAGAAAATTTAGAACTCTTAACTTCGATATCTGAGTGCCCAAAAGAATTTCTTCCTTACCTCTCAAATCTTATTGGTTGGAGATTAAGAGGTAATGATGAGAATTCGTGGAGAAACCAAATAAGAAACGCAGTCTCTTTATATAAGAAAAAAGGAACTAAGCGCGGTTTGGTTGATGCAATGAATACAGTTATTGTCAACAACCCCATTGATACAAGTTCGGCCATAACAGAATTATATGAGTCCTATATTCCAAACTTACTATACTATATTTTAAAAACTGATACTGATGTTTTTAATAGCTCTACTTTTGATGAGGCAAAAGCAGCTAGTTATGGAATTGATATATTTGACCCTGTAAATAGAGATAATAATGTTAGAGCGGCTGTAGATTGCATACTAAGGAATGCTGTTCAGAGATACCCACAACTATTCTTTGTTAGAAATGAACCCTTTAGGGTTAATATTCTTGACAGTGGCGAAGCTTATTTTGGTCCAGTAATCCAAGTAGGTAACACTTACTATACTGGGACATTTTTTGACTCAGATTCTAAGAGGGTGGCAATTTTAGGTGATCCAAAATTCTCATTTAAATACAGAGGGAGAGACTTCCCCATCCCACCATGGGAGGAGGAGAAGTTTTATAAAAATTGTGTTGTTACAGAAGAACTCCTAAGCTTCTTTAAAAAACAACTTAGCTTCTTTTGCGTGTCGCAGGGGGTGCAAGACGCATTCTTTAATTATACTAATACTTACATTCTTACAGCGAACACAACCAATGACTTGTTTATAGGTAATTCATATGTGTTCTTTACTTCATCGCAAGAGCAACCGCCTAATTACAATACCATTTTACAAAGTTATGATAGTGACAAATATGATTATCTGTCTCTATGGAATGGTAAATCATCTACTTATGATTTCTCTGTTTGTGCTGGTCACTTCTCAGGGACCTTCTTCGCAGACTCCTCTGCTTTGCATACAACAGCAGAAATTTTAGATTCATTAGATATTATTGATGAATTCAGCCCAGCCAAGGCTATCCCTAGAACGCGATTAAGTTTGTCCGCAGTGGAGCAGCCTAGTGGCATTGATTTTGCTTGTCCAACAATTAGGTGGCCCAATGAAGATACACCCGCATCGTCAACTGCCTTATCTAACTATGAAGTATGCGGGACATATATCAGAGGTGCTGATGATTCAGTAGGTCAGGATTTTGGGTACGATGATTCAAGAAGCACCGTGAACCACAACCTCCTTCCTGTATTCAAGAGAAATCAAGCTAGATATTCTAATAATATTTCTAATTCTGTAGTAAACACCCATGAGGTGGTTCCTGCCGCAAGCGCAATACCCAGAAGATCTTTACGAAGAAGAAATTTTCATAACACTTTAGAATCGGCACGCTGGTATGGAAGAGATGGCAGAAATATGCCCTCCTTCTATAATAACACAAGTTCAATTTTAGATTTCACTAATCTCGGTTACATACCATCCTCCATTAGTTTTGCCTCTCCAACTGCTGCAAACCTATCTTCTGTCTACTCTAGAAGCTGTGCTACAACTACAAATGCAGACTCCTTCTATGGCGTAGATGTGAGCAACACTTTCTCACCCCGAGGAAATGATAGTTTATCTTTCTCTTCCTGTGATCAATTTGTTAGACGGGATCAAATTTCTCAGGAAGCTGCTCTATTCTTTGGCTTTAATGAAAAAAAGAAAAAAGCTTTAGCTAAGGAGACTACTGACTACAATTCCACATTGCTTCAAGCTTCATCCTATTGGATGAATTTAGAAGACTCATTGGCAAATAGAATTGAGGATACTGGATATGGGAAATACACTTCTCCTGTATTAGATATTCGAAGTGTAACTACTTCTAGGAGAGATGGGCTACACTCAATTTATAATTATTATAATGAATATTTCCTAACTTCTCCTGTAGCCAGTTCATTGCCTGAAGCCTCCCTTAAGGATGTCGATGAGGGAGGACCCACAATCCTTTCTCATGTGTATGGGCCAATTTATCACAATGCTAATTTCTCTATTGACGCTTCTGCTGTGGATTTAAGTGCCCAGCTAGTTTCCAGAAAAGCAAACAGCCTTTATAACATTAAATTGCAAGATTTATACGCCCAGGGCAACGATGAAGAGTATAGTGATGGGAGTTTTTACATCGACCTGTTTGATAATTCCTCTCTCGCACAAGGCCCATATTACGGCGCTGCCGAATATAGATGCCCCACTATCTTAAGCAGTATGAACTTCATAGACACCTCTACCTCTTTGATAAACAATAATGTTTTAGGTGTTTACAATCTCGATGAGTCTCAGGAGTCTGATGTCTTAAGTGATGATAATTATCTAATTAATAATAAATGCGTGGTATTAAAGAACGGAGGAACAGGGCTACCAAGAGTTCAATTTACCATGCGTGGCATAGATCCGCAACAGAAAAATATTCTTATCCCTGAGCATGATTTTGAATTAACTTTAAATTACCTAACATCTAAGGAAAACTCTGCTGCTATAGGCGGTGGTAGTGTAGGTATCCTAATAAGAACAAAAAATGAAGCTACCTCTAAAGGAGATATAGTATTTTTTGTCTGGACTCCAAGAAACAAATGGGAGATGGTTCAAGCCTCTTCTGTCGTAAATGGGAACGCTGGAATCAATAATATTGTAAACAATTACGCACATGTATTCTCTGGTGGAGAAGAGATGTTGTTGAATCAAAACGCAAATTGTAATGAAAATGTAGCCAATAACAGTGTTCTATCTTATGTTAATAAGGATCATATCCAAACTGCAAAGATAAATTTCAATACAAAAAATAGTGAAACTGATTTGCCTTTTGAGTATGCCACATACTACAAGAGTGGAGCACAGTCGGATGTTTATAATGGAAGGAGTGTTCAGCTTCATCGAGCTTTTGCAAATCTTAGTGGAAAAACACAGAATTACATAGTTGAAGTATTTCCTCTTCCACAAAATAACGCAGAAGGTAACTATGTTATTCTAGACGATTTGCGTGTGGTTGATAAAACCTTAAACGATGCTGCTGCTATTCCGTATGATGGAGTTATTCCAGATGTAACGAAGCAGTTGCAATCAGTAACTTCCACAAGATTTTTATTGCCTGATGGAAGTGAGCCTGCCTTTGCATCTTTTGCCAGTGAAGGTGTTGCCGACCTGTCCTTTGAATATTTTAGCACTGATCTTTTTAGAGCGACCTCGCCTGGAATGACCTACAATTTTGAAATGTGGGGTTGTGCCTTTAACCCAACATCAAAACAGTATGCAAAGGTTCCACGCGATCCTGATTCGTTCGGTTCAATTTCGAATAGCTTAGGACCCATAACAGACGGCAACAATAAGATAGCAGTTTACATGCACAAGTACTTTGAGTTTCCACCTGTACAACAAGGACCAGTGGAGATGGTTACTAGGGGATTGCCTTATGGGAAGATTCCATTCTGTGGAATTTGCAATAATACATGGACTAACCTAAAAGAAGGATTTAATCAAAGTAACTTAGAAACAATTGCATTCTTTGGCTATAGTCAAGAGTTTTCTGAAAAAATTGCAAATAAACGAGAATTACTTAAGGAATACTGGAGTGCTAGGAAAGGCTTCTTATCATTTAATGATTGGTCACCCTACCCAAACATTGGTAATAGATATCAGGTTGGAGAAAATGAAACTGCAACTGGGTTTGAACCTGAAGCTGATGGCCCAGGCAGGGGGTGCTATGCATGGGACCTTTTAGGTAATCACCCTATTGCCAAAGAAGCGACTCAGGACAGATCAATGGGGGTAACACTTTTAGGTCTAGCCCGAGCAGGCCACGATTCCTATCAGCAAAACATTACAACAGATGACAGACCCCACATTTACGGTTTCAGCCAATGGGGTTACACCAACCCACAAGGCTATCATCCACTTGAGGAGTATTTTTGCTACAGAAATGAGGAAGACCAGCCTGGGAGTGTGGGGGGCTTAACTTGGGCTGCTTTAGGTGAAGTGACAGATTATGTAAGTCCTGGAGAGCCTCCCGCTTTACAGCCCGATCTATTCCAAGGCCCTCCCTTTCCTTGGGGGATATCCCCAGGTTCACCAACGATGATTGATTTCACTACACGCAGAGTGAGGTCTACCGCTGTTGAAACTGGAGACATCGCTCAAGAAGTCGCCGCATATGATGATTACTTAAATTGGGAATGGGTTCCAGGTGAGGATCCTCTTCTGCCCTCAATTTTAGATCCCATGGGATCGGTGACCTCTGGACTAGCTATATGGCAATTAGTGAATCAGGATTGTGCATTTTCAGAGGTAGATGATTTAGAGGACTACAATGAAGAGCGGAGATTTATGTGGAATGAGGACCCTTCCTTTGACGAAAAATTTCTTGATGAGGGGCACGGAATTACATTCCCACCCATGTCAGTTTATCGGGACATAAGGAAAGAGGATTTACTAGACGATCAGTACTACACCTTTTCTGTTTGGGTTGCTACTTCGGAGGAGGGTGTAGCTTCTGTTAATTACGACGATACCGAGAGAAAACGGCTAAGAGATGGGTATGCTAGTTCAGCAATACTAACCATTTCCCCTATAGGTACAGCAAACTCGTATACTCGACTAGTTCTTGAGCTTCCAACTCCTGTTGCGGAAGGTTTTGCACAAAACTCAGCCACTAGTTCCATATTAACAAATGGACATACTCTAGTGGATGCGTCTGCTGCAAGAGTTAGAGAGGTGTCTGTTCAAGCCGTGCCCAATAGTGATAATACTTTACGCTGGTTTAGAATGGAGGTGACCATGCCTTATGACGCTTTAGAGCTAGATTCGGCAAATAAACCTAACTTAGGAATTCGTTGTACACTGCAAGCTTATAATAATACTTTTGATTCTGGGCTGCCAAACAATTTACCTACAGGTCAAAATGTGGGTGCTATAGCTAAAAGGGATTCCTTAATCCATAGTCCTTGTAGACTAAACACTTGGGGCTATATGGTTAATGCTCGACCCGATCTCAAAGAAGGTATTAATGACGATTTGGTAGACTTTACAAGAAAAGAGACGATCTTAGAGGGAGTAGGTACAAGAATATGGAGCGAGGATTTTGAAAATAGCCCAGGAAGAGTCCCCGCTATTATATACGAAGGAAATGGTAGTGTAGTAGATCCATCATTTGAAGCAAGACAATATGAGATCAACGGCCCCAAAAAAGTATATGATTTATCAGGTTCTTTAAGCCTTTATAATAAAGATGTTTCTGGGTTGCAAAAGCTTACAGTCCTGAAAGATGCCGAAAATAATGAGGTATTCAACTCAGAGATTTATAATAAAGTTACATTGTATGATAATAGTGGTTTGCAGTACGCAGGCGATATTTACATGGACATAAACAAAAGACTAGTGAGGCCTGCCAATTATCCTTTGGAACTAGGCTTGGATAGGGTTCTTACAGTGTCAGGCTCAACCGCTGGGACTAACTTAGTAAGAAGTGTTGCTGGCATTATCCCTGTCGAACCCAAAGAATTGTTGCACTTATTTAGGTACTTTAATAAGATCGGTAAAGGTGTAGGAGGAACAGCATTCAATACAAGACGAATGTTTGATTCTTCTGCAATACATGCCGCAAGTGGTGGAAGCAGGTTAGATTACACTATTAACCCTGACAACCCACATATTGGAACTAAGGTTTTAAATTATGAAAACTTTACACGGGTGGATACTTTAGGATGATTGGCGTAGTAGAAATATATTCAAAGTTTGGAACTCCAGAACAGGAGTTAATTCATACTGAAAATAATCTGATTGTAAATGGAGCAGGTGAAACAATCTGCGACATGCTAACACTACCCTCTTCTGTTGCAGATGTAACAACTGGCCCAGGAGATTCTTCAAACTTTACCGTACAAGCTATTTCTTTTGGTAAAAGCTCGGACGCTTATAAAGAAAACGCGCATTTCCATCCTGGAGATGTATCATCTTATTATATTTGGTCGCCACCTACTGGCTCAGAAACAGTTTATTTCTCTGCACTTCCTGAGTATGCGAAGTATGTATCAGCCGTTAAGTATGACAATGTAATTAGGGCTGTTTCATTAGAGAATGAAAACATTGATTCAACCACATCTTCTTATGATCCCAAGCGGGATCCAGGAACAACGCCTAACCCTAATGACACACAACTAGAACCTAATACGATGACGGCGATTGATTATGTTTCAGGTCAGGCGCACAAAATGGGCGATAGGATGATGCAGGGTAGATCTCACGCCCACGGACACAATCTTAATAAGATTATGTGCGGCACTAACCCTAATTTGCTTTCCTTTACAGATGGCCCTCCCGTAGAGCAAGACTTTAGGTTAGGCAATAATGTGATGTGGTCCTCTTCTCTAGGGGGGCTTAGTTCAATTGAGTTACAGGGCGATAACACAGGCCCTTTCTATGGCACCTCTTCGTTTTTAGTAAGTGCTGTAAACAATAAGCAACTGCTACATTTAGTTCCTGAGCATAGAACTCAGTTTCACCATAATGTAGATCACACTTTAAGTTTTTATGCAAAACAACCTGTAGGTGCTAGTGGAACCACTTCTTCTATCATAATTAATTTAAGAGATACTACAGGATCAAAAAATCATTCAGTGGGCATTTCCTATTTTGACCAACAGACTTTGGAGTTTGGTTCCCCCAGCGCGGTTTTGGGTACAGTAGGAAATTTAGTAAGCACTCCAAATGGAGCGGACGCCTACATAACACCTGCCTCTGGAGCAGACGGGTCCGCAGGGTGGTATAGATTTGAGTTAGTTCTTCCTGGTTTGGGAACTGACGCTGCAACAAAGAACACGCATTCGATGAGAGCCCAGTGTAAATTCCTAGGCGCAGGAGGGCAAATGGCCCCCCTTGAAATGTATGGCTGGCAATTAGAAGAGAGGTATGGGGCTTCTGAATTTAAGCGTGTAGCTGGATTAACTCCGACTTTTGATGAGGGTGGTATAAATGGCGATTTGTTTTTAGGTTGTTATCCGCATACAAGTGGAACGAATTTTGCGATATTAAATTCCATATCAAACATTGATAAGCTTAGTGATTATGTTGAGATTAGCGGGGCATATCCAAATTCCACAAATGCAACATTTGGTAATAACTTCTTTAACTCTTCCGCCATTCGATCCATGGATGAGAATGGTTTCATTAGAGCTTATGCTCCCTCCTCTACGACAGGAGACTTTCCCATCTACCCAAGCTCAATTTCGGCACCCTTGGAAGGTGGTGAGGGCGCAGATCCAGCCTCAGGTATGATTGTATCGGCACTGTCGGATTTTTCATCTACAGGAGAGGTTATGTACATTTGCACTATCTCTTCGGGTGATTTGGGTTTGGCTAATATGTATGGTGGTTTATACAAGTGTGGTTTATGGACAATTGATTTAGAGAAGACTCTCTCTGATCGTGATCCTCATGGGATACCTAAAATACCTCCAACCTTCCCTTTAAGATTTAGCTCTGGCTATAATAGACTAGTATATAAGTTGTTTGCGGAAAAGAATTTTACGAAAAATTTAGCTGCAATAAAAGACCATAGTAATGAACCTGGGTGCTTTAAATATCAGGATCTAACTCTTGTGTGGAGAATTAAATTTATATGAAAGGTTTTGTTGAAATTAGTAAAGTTTATACAGATGGTAGAAAAGAGACCCTCTGTAAAGATCATAATATCTTAACCGATTCTTTAGGTGTTAGTGTTGCAAATATCTTTACTGATACAGGCTCCTCAAAAATTTCTGATCATATTATTGGATACTTTCAGGTAGGGGGTGGGCACTTAACCACTGACGCAGACTCCTTTGATAATAGGTTTATTTCAAATCTCGATGCTCCTTTTTCCGAGGAGCAGTATGGAGAGAACGCTGAGTTTTTGGTTACCACACATAACTTAAACAAACTACACGCTACAAATTTTTCGCCTGTGATCGAGGAAAGAGTAACAAGAGAGTCTTTTGTCTCTTTATCAAATCACTATAGCAGTAAGGTCATTGATAATGTTGTTCATTTCAGGCTTGAACTTCCTGAAAGTATGGGGAATGGCTACACTATTTCTGAGTTCGGTTTGTTTTCTAAAAACCCAAGTGGTTCCAGGGGCACCGACAAGTCCTTACTCTTGGCATATAAACAATTTCCTAGCGATGAGGCGATCACAAAAAGCAGTGATTTTTCCTTAGTCGTTGATTGGCAAATACAATTTATTGATGGTGATAAGGGTTCTGAATCCATTGTTGCAGGAGGGGAGGGTGGAGGTCCCCCAGGAACTCAGTATAATGTTGTTTTTATTATGCTTGACGATGTAGGCTTTGAGTACTTAGGTCTGTATAATAATAAAAATGCTTTCGATTTGTCCAGCGCGGGTTATCCAAACGCTAATCCATTCAGCCAATTAGATCATCCTGATGGGTGTGGTATTTACCCACATACGCCAACTCTAAGTGCTCTAGCCTCTTCAGGGATGTTATTTTATAATGCAAGAGCAATGCCTATGTGCAGTCCTACCCGATCAACTATTATGGCAGGAAAGTACAACTTTAGTTGTAAGTCCACAGGGCAAGATGAAAATGGCAATATACTCCCACCTGTTTGGGGACCAGGATATGGCAAAGTTACAGGCGATGGGACCGTGGGCCAACAAGCTAAGAAAACTCTCCGCTCTACCAGAGGGGGACTTGCCGCATTCAATGTTGAGTATGAGTTTCAGCAGTGCTCCAGCACAGTTTTAGACGCTGAAGGGAGTCAGCTTTATCAGGACGGTGATTACGCCCTTCTGAGCGATGCCGTTAGAGATGCTCTAGGTCAGCCAAACACAATCGCAAAACAAAAAGTTTTTGCGGAGTACTTAAAGGAAATAGGATACCATACATCCTTCTTTGGCAAATGGCACTTAGCCAATTGGGAAGATGAGGTTATCTATTCTGAGGAAGATGATGTAATTACTTTAGCCAACGCTAGGGCCGCTCTTTTGCTTCAGCCAACTAGTACAGACACCGCTGCTCAGACCTTAGTTAATTCTCTTGATGGATCGGGCTTAAAAATGATTTCGTTGAAGTTTGGGGGAGGGGCTAATACAACTTGGACTGATACTGATGGAACCATTTATCAAAGCCAAGGTCAAGATCCTGATAATTTATCTTTAGTATTTAGGTTTTTGAAAATTGATGGCAATTCTTCAACTCCTACTGACATCCATTTTGCATACAAGGGGTATACAATGCAAAATATTCCTGGGGCTACTGCACAAAGGCAATGGATCTCAGGTTATGATACTGACGCAGATCAGGTGGTGATTCCTTATTGGGTAGACGGCGATGGAACTTCTGAATTCTTACCTACACTAGGGAGCACTTCTGAAGAAGCGGCTGCGAATATCCAAAAGAAACTTGCAGAGGCAATAAAATTCGGCTTTGGTTCTTATGCTTCACCTAGGTATATTCTTACAAACGATGTTATAGAGGATTTTAATTTATTTGAGTGGAAAGACTATAGAGCCTTGCCATATGAGTATGATCACTACACTCAGTATCCATCACAAGACTCTTTTGGCTATAGAATGCGTGTAAGGCAAAGCTCTCAACCAGCGGGACAAACAGGCGGATTTAATAGGATTCTATATTTTACTCAGCAAATGGGAGGCGAAGACGGTAACACAGCAGTAACCTATTACCCAGCGCACGCTGAGGCAGAAATTTTTGTGGAAGGTAACTTTACTTCAACCTCTTTTGTTCAAGGTGCTACCGAGGTCTCTCAAGATGGACCAGGAAAGAAGTTCGGGGAGTCTTGGGGGCATGTATCCAGTGTAGGTAAGTGGGATCATTATGTTGCAACCTGGGGTAACTTAAACACTGGCCCTAGACCAGGATTTGAAACTTCAAGCAATACCTGGAAAAACTTAGCTGAAGGTGAGGATGAGGCTGGATGGCCTCACTTTGGTAATGGACAAAATGGAAACGGCATGGGCTATGTTAACTTCTTCGCATTGTCTGGGACTAATACGCGAGGAAAAAACGAAGTCTTAACTGTTTCTGATACAGGCTATATGGCATTAAGCCAAACCGCTTCAGGCGAGCCTTACGCCCAAGGTGCTGCAAGTTCGTTTGCAACAAATTTCTTATTTTCTGAGGCGAGTTCTCATTTCAACGATACTGTTAACTGCCCTGAGCCTTTCTTCATGTATGTTACAACTCATGCCCCCCACACGCCCTATACATATCCCCCAAGCTCCATGGTGCATAACCCATATTACAATGATAACCATCAACAGGTTGCATCCCTATCGGCATCCCCTGGAAATGCATCAGCTACTTGGATTAATGTTAATGCACAGATGGAGAACTTTGATTCGTCTTTAAGTTCTTTTATGGAGGGCTTGGATCACGATAGAAGATCGAGAACGATCTTTATCGTAACTTCCGATAATGGGTCCGTTTCTACTGATTTTGCTAGGCGTGGAGCATTCTGCTCTGGAACGCTAGGGTTGGGTACTTCTTCGAGTGTTGCTCCTGCTCACGAATCAGCCGCTTCTGGAGGTTTAGGTCCTACCTATGATAACTTATTAAACCTAGATTGGTATGCTAGTAGTCTAAGCCCCTCGGCTGTTAGGCGGGGCGGGGAAAATGATTCTGCAAATCAGTTTAAGGCATCTTTGTATGACACAGGATTACTTGTGCCTTTTGTTGCCTATGGGGGATCCTCGACGCCTGTAGTATCTGGGGCATCGACGGAAGCTATGATTGATTTAGTTGACCTTTTGGCTACCGTGGTTCACATTGGGGGAGGTGTAGATGCAGTCCAAGATACGCAAGTACCTAGTGATTCTAAATCATTTTATCCTGTGTTGACAGGTAGCGTGGATGCTTCTAATCACGGTAGGCAGTTTTCTTATGGAGAAATATTCTTTCCCTTAGGTAACTCTGTGGGCAGCAATAGAAGGTGGGGGTCATTCACAGGTTGGGCTGGAAGAGATACAGAGAACCGAGTAAAATTATTAAATTTAAATAATGGGGCGGTGTTAGGCGCAGATTCAAATTCAACAAATGATGATATACCTTCTCCAGGAGATCCCGTAGTGCCTAGAAGGATTAGACGAACCATGTCTGTTCGCTTAAAGCCTACATGGTTTGAGGGGTATTTAGAGGGTCCTACTAATTCTTACGGGTTTACAGTTCGTCAAGCCTTAAAAGCTAACGGGCACACAGGAACAGTCGTATATGATAAAATTCCTGATGCAAGTGCAGGAGTTTGGAAAATACTTAGACCCGCAGGCAATGGAGTGACTGAGGAGGCTGCTGACGAATATCAGCAGGATGATGGTTATGGAAGATTTTTAGAAGAGCTATACCACACACAAGACTTAAACTTTTCCTCCGTAGATAAGTATGAGTTAGAAGATTATATTCCAGAGGCGTGGAAGGCATACAGAGATACTACGACGGGAAATGCTGCTATTGATTATTTGGTCCCTAAATATATATTAAAGCAGTTTGTTAAGGAAGCAGTAACTGAGGCTGGAGCTACAGGAACACTAAATAATAGTGTGCATTATTGGAATATGGTGAGGATATATTCTGCGATGACTAGCGGTCTGGGAGGCTTTATTTCAACCAGATCTGACCCTACCACCACTCCATACTCTGTATTTTACACTTTAGATGAGGATCAGGATTAATAGAAAATGAGTAAATTAAAACCAGTAGGTCACTTACAAGTCCTAAAAATATATGATGATGGAACTGAAGAAATTCATTTTGATGAGCAAAATGTTATTGTATCAGGCATGGGCGTGGGGTTAGCTCACCTTTTTGCAGGAAGCGGAGCTTCTAATATTCGAGACTTTCAAATATTAAACTTTCAAGTTGGCACAGGCGGTGACACTGCAAGCTATGGGTATTGGACATACTCATTAACGACACCTTTATCCGAGGCTAATTACGAGAGTTCTGGGTCTGAGATTTTAGTTGAAAATCTAGAGCCGATTGAAAATGGAGCTAAAACATCTTCGACTAAAGCCTTTGTACGGATTCCTTATTCCAATATTCAAAAAGTGCGACCAACGACAGTTCGATTTAATTTAATCTTGGATAAAAACACCGCAAACGGATTAAGCACTGAAATTGATGAGGTAGGATTATTCATGCGTAACCCGAGAGGACTAAATACTCCTAGCCCGATATTAGTTGCATACAGGCCATTCACTGGTTTAAAAAAGACCAGCACCTTTTCTTTAGTATTTAAGTGGACAATCACCTTTTAAATTATGCCATTCAATCCAACAGATCTCTATACAGTTAGCGCAGGAACAGAAATATATGATTATTTCAACCCTTTCGTAACTAAATTTGATAGCCAGTCTTTTTATAACTGGGAACAAGACAACCAGCCTCTTTATGATTTAGAGGAAAGAACTTACGGACTGTGGGAGAAAGCCACAGGCTATTCTACCTCTAGCTTAAATGGTATGCCTTTGGTCGTTTCTAGTGTAGCGGATTCCAGCAATAGAAATGTTTTCACTAACTTGCAGGAAGCTCTTGATGCCCTCCCTAATGTTATCCGAACGCCTACCTTGATTGAGGTGGCAGCTTCTGGGGCTTTAGGCACCTTAAAATTAAGCAATGTTAGGATTGTAGAGAATGGCGCTCTGGAGATAATCAACAGGGGGTTTGCGAAAGCGTATACTGGGTTTGGTAACGGAGTCGGCGCTGCGAAAGGATCTTATGGGTATATTGGAGGTTCTGAACCTTTATTAGGGAGCCATAATTATATGAATCAGGTTTCCTCCATTGATCTTACTGAGACCATTAGAGATACTCGCGCCTTAGGTGCTGCAACTCGCTTTAGTGATGGGGGTGACTGTTCCGCACTATTTACGGCACCCTTCTTGCGAGGCTTCGTTCAGGCTGCCAATTTTACCACCAACAGGGAGAGAAATTCTAGGGTTTCTTACGGCTTTATTGTACAAAATACCGCAGGTGGTCAACAAGATTTTATGGGCGCTGCTGATGTCTTTAATTTAGAGGCATATGAAGATACGGCCATGGGCTATACAGGAAATATCACTGATAAAACCACACATAATGCAGATGTTTCTGCGGTTCGAGGTGACACTCTCGATACTTTATCAAGAGACCCCATCACCACAGCCAAGCCAGGAGACGCAAGTTATGTCTCCAGGGAAGTAGGTGGTTTGATTTACTGTAATGCGGTCTCTTCAATCGAGATTGAAAACTGCGATGGGCCTCTGTACATCCGTGGCTTCTGCGTAGATGGTGTTTCTGGTGGTGGAACGGCATATGTTGCTAACAACAAAGCTGAAACAGGTATTCATGTCAAAAACTCAGATGTTGTTTTGGAGAATTGTTCAGTTACACGGGCAACCACTACAGGAGCAAAACTAATAAACTCAACTGTAAAACTTGACCGAGGGTTTATTGCAAACAGAAATTACGAAGTTATTACAGCAGGAACCGAAAGGCGGGATAGAACTACAATTGGGTTACATGCTATTAATAGTGATATTACTTTGAGAACCCACAACACTTATGCTTCGGGCGCTGATTTCATATTCAATACCCAGAACCATACCTTCGGTGCAGTGCTTGAGAATAGTGTTTTAAAGGGTGGTTCGAGTAGGTCCAATGCCGATCTGAAGGACACCACTATTGCATTTTCATATAACGAAACTGGATTAAAAGCTGTAAACTCAACCATCGAAGTAAGTGGAAACTTAGATGTTTATAACAATCGCACTGGTGTAGATTTAATAGACTCCCACTTATCGACGGATAGGCTAACTGTAGAAAACCACTCTTTGGAGGGTATAAAAGCCAGTAACTCAATAATAGAATACAATAACAGTCTTGAGCGAAGGACATATGCTGACACTCTTAAAAGTGTGAGGATGACTCAAACATTGCTCAAGGGCAATGGGGTTCATTTAAATTTAGAAAAAGGAAGCTCTTTTAACCATCACTTAGATCCATCAACCATGGATATCCCCACAAAGTTTGGTGGTTTACGATTTACTGGATCACACGGAGTTAGCAACCCTAACGGATCTGCTAAGTTCGCTTTACCAGCAATTCAGTTGCAGAACTCCAAGGCAGAATTACTTCACCCAAGAATCATTGTTAGTGCGTTAGAACTTAATTCTCCAGGCGTTAAGGGTGCAGCAATTCACGCAACCGACTCCTCTTTGGTTAAGCTTTTGGGTACTTCAAATGGAGCCACTATTGTTCAAGGTCCCGCAGGACATACGGCTTCGTTAAATGCCGCAGGCGTTGTTGCCGAAAACAATTCCAAGGTTAGTTTTAGAGGGCCTACAGTTTTAGCGCAGTGGGGTGTGGCAGGGTTAGCTGAAAATAACTCGACTTTAGAATTTTGTCCCCACAAAAAAGATGACCTTTCTCTTGATGTTAGCGCATTCTCGCTACAGTCTCCAGCAAATCACACCGCAGTAGAACTACACTCTGCCAGTAGAGCTTGCTTAGTTGCAAACAATAATTCTAATCTTATTATGGAGGACTTAGGTAGTGCAGGGACTCTGTACACTGAAACAGATAGCGATTACGATATTACAAATACCTCTGTATTTGTAAGTGGTGGTTCTATGCAGTTCTATCCCAATCCTAACATTGCAGGAATATTTGCTCATGGCCAGGATTCACCTACTTTGCCTGACGCGGTAACGGCAGATGATTCTATGACAGCTAGTGCCGTTGCTTTAGCTGGTGCAAAATACTTGAACTACAGTTATTACTTAACAGACCCTTACTTCCAAGGGGATTCTTCATCTACCATCGAAGAAAATTGTTCGTTGGGAGGCATATGTGTTCAGGCTTTTGGTAATAGTGTTGTTAGAGCTAATAATATTAACTTCCCCACGGGCTGGTCAAACCCCAAAGGTACTTACTTTGACCCCAGTGCCACTGCTACAGGAAGCCATCAATTAAGAATTTGGAACATTGGAGATGATTCTAAATTGTATATGTCTCATGCTGCTGTCAGTGGATTGCAGCCCTCCGCCGTAAATTACCATGGGCCTAGATCGGTATTTTTAAGTGGTGTTGCTGATGAGTATGGACTAGGAGACATTCACGGTGATGGGCAGTATGTGGCTTATGGAGCTTCGGGGTCAACCCCAAGCACTGGAAGGATTAGTGTTTGTGATCTATTTGGATTAGGGGCTATCGTTAATGCCGCTGAATTAGACGCTGAAACGGAAAGTTTTAATGATGCTCTAACAACTTCAGCCACTTGTTTCGGGCATCCTAATGCTCACAATTACGGCCCTTTCCGATTATTCTTTAGCACAAACTCTGCTATGAGGTCTTTGGGCTATCCCTCAGGCACAACGAATGATCAAATATTTGTAACTCCTGGTTTTAACTCTCAGGATACAAGACCAATGCAACACTTGTCTCAAGGCTATAGCTTATCAGGTAGGGCAGGCATCCCACTTTCAATTTCTACTACAAGTGGAACGCTCACAAACTTACTAAGATTTGAGGGCACTACGCTTACAGCCTCTGGTTACTACTATGGGTCTAGTATGTTGGAAAGTGATAGTGGCACGCATGTTTACTTAGATGAGAACGCGGCTGATGTTTTTGCAAATGCAAAGAACTGCGCCTCTAGACGGGATCATGGTCGAGCGAACCCAAAAGTTACTATCCTGAAATCTACCACTGGAACTGGAGGAGAAGGAAGTAATGGCTCGCCTGCTGGACATCCAACTGGGCTAGGCTCAGGATTAAAATCAATTAACCTCTTCGACATTGGGAGAAAACTATGAGATACTCAAATACATTTAATGTTTTTATGCAGCAATATGGTGATAGCGGAGGGGGAGGATACTCAACAGGATCCGCAGGAGGCACTGGAGATGCTGTTGTAAATTTAACGGGTGCTGACACAGATCCAGCTTTTGGGTTTGTTGGCTCTGAATATAATTTTACAGATCCACCTCGATATTATAAAGCAAATGACCCTTATTATTTTGAGGTTGATAATATCCCACTAAAACAAATTCATGAAAACTGCTTGTGGTTAAAGGATCAAATCGAGGGTGTCTCGCTGAGTGTAACTGGAGTTAGCACCTCGCAGATTTTAGACTTGCAGCCATACACAACTAATGCTGATCGAGAGGTTAAGGTTAGGCCTGGAAAATTCATAGGTAGAGTTAATGATGCTTATAGTATTTCTAACCTAGTTACTCCCGTCGAGGCTAATCCAACAATTGATCTTACCCGAAGTCCTATTTACCAAACTCCAAGTATTAGAATAAGCAACGATGAGTTTAGGGCGATTGTAGGTTCTACAATGGACACCTTACTTTATAGTAACGGATTGTCCGATCATTACCAGCACCATCCCTCTGTTGCTAATAATGTAACTCCTAATTCAGAGAATGTTAATAGTCCTGGTATACAAATTACCTATTCAAATATCTCTGATTTTTTGAATGAGGCTGGAGGTACAGTAAACGATATACCTAAAATTAAGACCGCGATTTGGCAACAACTAAGCAATAGCTCTAATGAAACTCCACCTAATCGCGTAGACTTACAGCAACTATCCGTTGATTTTTGTCGCAGATGGCAAGGTATTTTTAGAACTTCTGTTGTTAATATTGCAGAGCAATTAAGCGTTCAAATTGAGCCTTTTGATTCTTCTGATTATATTGACAATAATTCAACTTATGATCCTAAGGTTAGAATTGATTTGGTATATGCCTATACTGTGCCTGTTGATTCTTCCAGAACTTCAATCGCCAAGGATGCCGCTGGCCCTGAGACGCTTACTGCTCCTCGCTTGGGTGTTGTAAAAGGAGCGGGAGGTATTATTACGGCTAAAAGCTATGGTGGTGCTGAAACCGCAGTAGATATCATTACAAATCCTGCGGAAATTGGGGCTGGAGATTGGATTAATCAAGAGACTCAAGCAGGTAGATATTATGATACTACACAAAACCTCTCGCCTCTTCAGGACGCTGCGATACAGGCACCTCTTTCAGATCAGCACGCCACCACTGCTCAGAGAATGCCCTTCCCAGGTAAAGGCACAGGGCTAAGTTTCCCATCGCCTGACGATTTAATGAATCTAGCTCCTATTGTTTCTCAGGATGCTGTGGATAATGCTTTTGCCACTGTCGGGCAATCTGTCCTACCCATTTGTTATGTTATTGTTAAAGAGGGTGCAGGAGTTATAACTAGTGATGATGTTATTGATATTAGGCCTTTCTTAAGAACCTCGGAGCTTACATATAACGAGAGAGCAGGTGTAGCCGCTGCCAACCCACCCCTTTCATTAGCTAATCCTTCTGTTGGCAAGTATGAATTATATAACGCATTGCAATTAATGCGGGATATTCAGCAAATAAAATTAGACAACTTGAATACTTCTTTAACAGCTTTGATTCAGGCTGTTCCTATTGCAAAAGCTAAGTTTAGTGCTTTGTTTAATGAATCGCTCACGGGTGAAGGAGGAGTTTTAGGTCTAAACGAAATTAGGACAGTATCTAATAATCCGGCATCGCTGCCTGAGCTTTATTCTGATATGACAGTGGGTGGTCAGGTTATAACTCCCACTACAGGTGAGGATTCAACGGGAGTTATTACATGTCTTCCAGGTATATACTTAGTCGAAGCGACGGTACATGCTTCCCCTCAAAACTATTTTAATTCAAATTCTAGAAGTACCTGGAAGATAAAACTGATAAATGGTGAGGCTGATCTTTACCCTGCTTCTGATTCAAACAAGCAAACTTTTAGATGTTACGCTGATGAAGGGGATGCTTATAAGCAAGAGAGCGGGTCTGCCTCTTTTAAAGCCATGGTGACAGTCCCAGAGAGCGCACCAGGGCGGTTAAAGCTACAGATTAGCAGGGATAGTGGTAGCAGTTCTCAGAAATTAAATGTTAGAGGCAGCATTCACCTTACAAGACTTGCAAACTTAGACGGGACTGAAGGACCCATAACCGCTGGAGGCAGTAATTAAAAGGTTGAGCTAAAAATATGGTCGAATTTGTTGGACCCCTAACTGCCGCTGAAGGTGAATATAATGATCCTAAGGGGTACAAAGCTCCTTATGGAGGGTATGTTTTTGTTCCTGAACCTTCTGCCGATCAAATACCAACTGACACCAACCCTAGAGATGTTGGCTTAGGTGGTCTGCCTGACCCACCTCTACCAAATATAACGCCCCCTCAAGTAATTACTTTGACGCCAGTTGGGGAGGTTGTCGTTCCATTTGATGAGTTTGTCTTGGGTCAGGTTCCTGTAAATAATTTTGGGACTTATATTTCTTTCACTAAAGACTCTCAATCTTTTGATAACTTAACTGAAATACCTTTAACAATTACAGGTGCGTTGCAGGGTAAGTTAGAAGAGGCAAACCTACCTCCTGTTACGGGAAAGTTAGATATTAGTTACGATAATAATGTGCCTGTTGCCACGATGCAGTTTAACATTGCAAATTCGACAGAGGCAATTCAGGTATTTAATGATAATCCAACTATTCTTAATTCTTTAGCTGCTGTCTGTGAGTACAATCTTTTATACGAGATTGATGTTCAAGGGTACAGAGAAAATTTTGAGTACTCTAGATTTGAAGGAAACTTTGGTGTTCCCATATCAATAGATATGGGACAAGCATACGAAAATACTTCTCAACCAACTTATTCTCCTGCTCAGGACTTAGTAACTCCTGAGTTTCCTGATGTATTAACTGAGTTATCAGAAGACCCTAAGATTACAATAGTAACAAATAAGTCTTTAAATACATCAATCAAGGTCCCAACTGCTTTGGTAGAGCAGGCAGAGAAAAACCCCCAGCCAATTTTAGTTGGTAATCAAAATGTGGGGGATTCCTATTTAATTGGTCTTATTGGAGGCGACCGTCGTTTTAACTCTGGAAGATTTATTGATTTAGGTAATGATGCTTTGGCAAAGAAAAGGGACTTGTATGGTTATACAACAGGAATTACAGATTCGAATTATAGTTTCTTTCAAGTTAAAACAGACACCGCAACCAATTTGCAATCGCACTCGCTTGAACTTGATTATTCTGTAACTTCTCAGGCTGGGGTTCCGTTGATTTTTTCAAATAATGTTGATGAGACCGTGGCTTTGATTGATCTTATTAATAGGCGTGATAGTGGCTACTCAGATTATCCTTATAATGCAATAACAAATAATAAAATTGAAGCTAGTTTAGATTCTGATTCTTTATCTATTATCAACAGTTCTTTAAATTTGGGTGGTAAATCTTTAAAAACTTCGATGCTCTCCTCAGTTAAAGAAGCTTTGATTAGGGGGGAGCAAGCTTTTTTCAGGAAAGAAGACTTAGAAAAATTTAATAATGAGAACCAGAATAGACAGGTGTTGCAAAGAAAATCAACACAAGTTTTAAATAATATAGCTGCAATGGATATTATTTTGCAAGAAGCAATCTCGATATACCCAGATGATTATACCATAAAAGCTAAGAATAGGCTCGCCAATTGGAAGACTCTGGCTGAGGATGTGAACAAAAGAATTATTTACAAAACTTCCAATGAAATAGAGACCCTTATTTATATTCCAAATAATGAAAAAATAGTTGTTAAAGACGCCTGTGGAGTATCTCATGATTTAGAGATGCAAGATGGCGATTTTTTTAACGCCTCTGTTTTAAACGGTGATGATAGGCTAACTGTTTTCTCTGATATTGCAAATGCTAAAGTCCTTGACTGCACTGCAATTGATCAGGCTTCCTTGTTGGCTGACGATGAATATTTCTTGTCTCTCGAATGCACCTCTACAACGAGTCAGTTAAACGAGTATACCCCAGATGTCTCGTCCAATCGACAGGATTATTATTTTTTAAAGTTAGATAAGGACACCATAGAGGATTCTCCTGACACTAGCTTATTTTTTAGAAGAACCACCGCTTCCTATGATTATGCAACCACAGGCTTAAACGATTATGTTAAGCACAAGGCTTTTCCATATGGCATTGTTTATCTTAGACATGACGATATGATTTTTAATCATTTAGAGTCATCCAATAAAGCTAAACTAATCTTTAGGGATCTGACTCTTGATAACTTTAGCAATACTCCAGATATTATTCTTCCAAGATTGATTCCGCAGTATATTCTTTTAGTTCCCACAGACTCTACACTAAAGTGCCCGTATCACACTCGATCTAAATTTATTGATTTTAACACTCGAAGAGTAAATCTTAAATTTTCTCCGTTCTTAACAGATATTGACGGGGGCATGGCTAACCCTCCATATCTAACACCGATCATTACCACTACAGACAGTGTAAACTTTTCTCCTGATATTCAGGACGGAATTACATATCAGGAGGGCTTAGAGTATTCTTTAGATACTGATGCCATAACTAACATTAAAAAATACAAAAACGATGCAGAGCTATTACCTAGAACTCTTCTTCCAGTTCCTGCGGTATTGCAAAAACTTAATACTATAAAAACAGATTATGCTCTCGGTCAGAGGGATTCGATCTCCTTGTATGATCTTTATTCTAATCTAGATCCAAAAACCTTTAGGTCTTTGTCAGCAGACACCTTGGATTTTAATGATTTTAAATCTAAGTTACGCTACAATATTGTAACAGACGATAAAGACACAAATAAAACGAGCTTTGTTTCAGTTAAAGAAGTTTCGAACATTGATAAAAAGACGCCTACTCTTTTAGAAAACCTTACGCCTAGTTGGACTGCTACTCCTACATCTGCGGGGGAAGCGGTGGATGTAGGGGATGCAATTGATGCCCCTGTTGTAAGGGGGGGATACAGGTCAATATAACCTTACAAAATATAAAAAATTTCTATATTTTGATGTATGTGCAATACATACTCGTAGAGGGTTTCGCCCTTTTTAAAACTTATTGGAGAAATAAAAAATGAATTTTAATGCAAAAGTAGATAGAGAAGTGGTCGATGCCATTCTAGAAAGCTCTCTTTGGAAAAAAGCACAGGTTGATGTGGTTAAGAGAGAGGTTGTCAACGAGGAAGTAAACAGCATTGGCACCGAAAACGAAGGCGAGATCGGTAACATCGCTGAGTACGAGGATGGGGTAATGAATCAGTTTGAAGAGCCCACCAATTTAGAAGATCAGGATACCCCCGAGGAGTCTTTTACTTTAGACGATCTTGAGTATGTTCTTGATAACTTAGAGGATGATGCCCTTATGGAGCACGCAATCAACATGCTTGATGTTTTTGATACTGCTTATGAAGCTTTAAACGAAGCCTCTGGAGATGAAGACGAAGAGGACGAGGAAGAAGAGGAAGCAGAGGAAGCAGAGGAGGCTGAAGAGGCCGAGGAAGCTGAGGAAGCTGAAGCTGTTGAAGAAGATGATAAGATGGGTTATAAAGGCGCTCCTGGCGGTTCCAAGAAGGCCAAAAGAATCCATGCAATGCTTAAAGCTCGTAAACAAGCAAAATGAAAGAACTAGATATCGCAAGTTTTGCAGAAAGTTTAGTTTCTGAAAGCGTGAATCAGGGTAAGCCTGTGCAGTTCGCTGCTCCACAGGCTCCTGATGCTCCTGACATTTCGGATGTTAGGGTCCCTGATAACTTTGCTGATCAGGTGTTGTCCGAAAGTTTTAGTGTTAAATCCGCTCCAAAGCCTGTCGCCCCTAAACAACCTACAGCCCCCAAAGAACCAATCAACGAAGCCTCGATATATAAGCAGCACCTTCTGAACGAATATGAAAAGAAGATGCAAGACTTAGAGGAACTTATTGATATTATGGAATCAATGGGTATGGTTAGCGTAGGAGCGCAAACGACAACAGGCAACGGTATGTCACCTACTTATGGTGGAACTAAAGAAAAAAGAAAGAAAAGAAAAAGCCGTGCTCCTCGATATACTAAGTGAAGCGAAAAGTCGCCCTAAGACTAGAGGTTCATACCACACTCTAAAGGATGGTGTGGTAACCTCAAAAAAATCTAAGGTGAAAAACTATCCTAGTATTAAGATTGCTTTGCGTAAAGGCTATGTTGGGCAGATCTTTTCAACAAAAAATGCGGCTCGGCTATATGTAATTAGCAACGCTGGTTGGGGCAAGAAGAGTAGTGGGCGGATCGCCAAGGGTTTTACCCCTGGATCATCCACACCTTCTTCTAAGTGGGCCAGTATTAAAGGTCATGCAGTAAGGACCATGAGGAAACATGGTGGGCAGAGATCTAAAAAATTCGAAAAATATAAGGTAAAGAAATGATTTTAACTGATACATTTATTGTAGAAAACGCTCAACTTATTCAAGAGAGTAGAAACGGCTCATCCGTTACAAAATTGCGCGGAACTTTTGGTCGTTGCGATGAAAAGAATAACAATGGCAGGGTTTACTCAAAGCCTATTCTTGAGCGTGAGGTTAAAAGAATCGCGGAGGCCATGACTGAAAGAAGACTTCTAGGTGAGTTAGATCATCCTAGCCACGACTCAGTTAAGTTGAGTAATGTTTCGCATCTTATTACTAATTTAGATTTCAGGGGAAACGAGTTGGTCGGTGAGTGTGAATTACTTGATACTCCCGCAGGTAAAGTTGCAAAGGCTTTAGTTGAGGGTGGAGTGAAGGTAGGCATTTCTTCAAGAGGAATGGGGACTTTATCTGAACAAGCTGATGGAACAAAGACTGTGAATGAGGATTTCAAGCTCGTCACCTTTGATTTGGTTGCCGACCCTTCAACCAGAGGTGCGTTCCCTGGTCTTTCTGAATCCACACAATCCAACTTGGTTGAGGAGATTGTATCGGACACCTTGGATAAAGCGGCAAAAGAGAAGGTTTTTACTACTATGCTTAAGGATAAGATTAGAGAGAAGGCCCAGTTTGGTAATCAGGGCGGTAAGGATACCCCTGTTAAAAAGGACAAGAAAAAGCCTACCCCTGAGGATCCCTTCCGCAATTGGGAGGATTTGTATGGCCCTAATACAGGTAAGCCTAGAGTGGTTAGAACCCGAGGTTATCAAGATTCGGCTGATGTTACCGCTCCCGTTGAGGTAACTGAGAACAAATATGCTTTTCTCAAGAGCGTCCTATCAGAAAATATCACCCGAGAGGGTGCAAGAAGAATGGTCAAAATGGGTTCTGTCACCGCAGGTAAGTCTCTTGGTGGTAGACTAAAAAGATTTTTAAGTCGGCAAGGCTTCTTAGGCTATAAGGCTGCTAGAAAAGCAGGTGCAGAACAAGGTAGAATTGAAGCTACTCAAAGGGACGCTCGAAAAGCGCCCTATAATAAATAGAAAAATTTAGAAAAAAATAACCTCTTTTTTTGAGAGGTGTACATACTTGTAGACACGGAGTTTAATCATGAGTAAATTTGATAGCATTTCCCAACTTCTTCCTGAGGGTCTTACTGAGGAGACCGTCTCTGAAATCGCTAACCTTGTTGGCGAGGTCATTAGCGAAGAGGTTGAGAATAAAGTAAAGGACTTAGAAAACAAAGTTCACGGTTTTCTTAGAATGAAAATTGATGAAGTTAAGGATCATGCTCTTTCAGAGCTAGAGCAAGAAAATGATACCTTTAAGAACGCTCGCATCTTCGAATCACTTAAGTCGCTCATGGCTTTGGAGCTTAATGCAGGTGATGAAGCAACCGCAATCGGTCAGACTAAGAAAGAGTTTGATGAGATTCAAGAAGAGAATGATATTCTCGTTAGAGAGCTTGATTCAGCGTTAGTTGAGTGTTCTAAATTAGAAAACACCTTGAGAGTTTTGTCTGAAAAGAACGAAATGCTTGAGGAGGAGAAGCACGGTCTTCAGGAGGCAGTAGTGTCTCTAGAGGAGTCGGCAAAACTGTCTTTTGAAAGTAATGAAAAGGCAGTCATGATCTCGGACGATGTAGATTCCGAGATTATTGAAGATAATACAGTTGAGACTCAGCTTCGTAATGAGTTCATCAACGAAGATATGATGGCTTTTATGCCCTTTAAAAAATAACGGAGATAAATTATGGATAACATTGATGTCAATGGCAGTATTGCCAACGAAACAATTGATAAGTGGTCTCCTGTATTAGAAGGTATTGATAGCGAGTATACAAGAAAAGTTACTGCACAACTTTTAGAGAACCAAGCCAAGCAAATCATTTCTGATAAGCTTGATGAATCAACTGGAGCCAACAGTGTTGGCGCACAAACCACAGTTGGTCGCCTTGGTACTTTCCAAAAGTTTGCATTCCCTCTTGTTCGCCGCGTCTATCCCGAGCTAATCGCTAACAACATCGTTGGTGTTCAGCCTATGCAGGGTCCAGTTTCACAAATTTTCTACATAGGAAATTCACGAAGAGATGCACACCAAGATGGTGGTGGCGAACAACTCGTTTACAGCAAGTACAACCTTACTTATCGTGGTCAGGTCGCAGGTGCTATTGGGTCTAATGGTAGAGCCTTTGACACCGACTTGCGTGATGGTTTCATGCCTCCCGCAGACGGAACTGCGGCAGCAGTTTCTGCGCTAAATGTTAACGAGCTTCTTCAAGCTGGTTCTGGTACTCCTGATGACACCGTTGGTGGTCAGATTGCTGGCTTCCCTGTTTCTGGTGCTGCTCGTACCCAAGGTGTAACACACGGACCTGCTGGCTTTATGGGCTTCAATGTCTCTGCTGGTGAGCGTCTTGATGGCTCTGGTATCCCAGAGATGATGTTCAACATTGAGCAGCAGCCTGTTGCCGCTAGAACTCGTAAGATGAGAGCCCTTTGGACTCTTGAGGCTTCTCAAGACCTTAAGGCTTATCACAACCTTGACCTTGAGCAGGAGCTTACTGACCTTCTTGGCAAAGAGCTTCGTCTTGAGATCGACCGTGAAATCATCGAAGATGTTCGAATGATGGCTTATGGTGTCGGTAGAAATGATGGCGATACCTTTGGTTGGGATAGAGCAGCTTTAGATCAGTCGCAGAGTGGTGCTAATGGCCCAAGCTTTGATTTCCAGCCCGATTTCCCCACCGCTGGTGCGTTTGATTATGATTTTGATAACAAATATAACAAGAACGAGGCCGCAACGGTTTATGACAATGTTTTTGTTATCGACTTCTCAAGCTCTGCTCTTGATTTCGCTCCTCAGCATGTTGGGCATGTCTACGCTAACCTCATGGCACTTTGCCAGAGAGCAGCAACTGATATCTACAAGACCACCATGCGCGGTCCTGGCAACTTCATGGTGACCTCTCCCACTGTCGCAGCTATGCTTCATGCAGCAGCTAAGTTAGAGGGCGGTGTTCAGTTAACCGATGGTCCCACAAACATGAATGGTGCTAAGGTTGAGTATCGTGGTAAGCTTGCTGGTCAATTCGATCTCTATGTTGATCCCATGTATCCTGAGGACGAAATTCTTATCGGTTATAAGGGTGCCAACGCTATGGATAGTGGTTATGTGTATGCTCCATACATCCCCCTCCAGCAAACACCAACTATTACCGATCCTGATACCTTCCAGCCCAGAAAGGGTATCATGACTCGTTACGGTAAAGCAGAGGTTGCTCCTGCGTCTAGATTCTACAGAATCATTAGACTCATCGGCCCAACATCTAACTACCTCTTCACACCATTCGTCCAAGTGAAGAATAACTCCTATGTTTGATAATTAATCAAACCTAGATAAGTAAAAAAGGGGTGGGGGATATAATTTATCTCCCACCCTTTGTTCTTTTTTAGCTATATAAATATGTACAGATATCAAAGCAAGTGTAAGTTTCGGATGTTAACCACGGTAGGGGACCAGATACTTGAGATTCGTCCAAAACAGATCATTGAATCTGATAAGGAAATAGACTCAGATTATTTAGTTTTAATTCCTGATTCTAAGAAACAAAAGAAAAAAAGTAAAAAGGTAAAAAAGAATGAAAAATTATCAGAACGATCATCCACAAATACCTCGGCCTCTTCTTAACGGGTACGGCACTAGTTTTGGAGATTATGGAGGAGACTCCCTGACAGATTATACCTCCGCTGGAGAGATAGATGCCCCAAAGCTTAACCGCTTAACTCTAGAAGAGGCAGGAGAGTTTTCTGAATTTGAAACTGTAGTAAAAGATTATGTCTTAGGGATGTTAGGCTTTCCTGTGGTTAGGGTCGAGCTTACTGCATTTCAGCTAAAGCACTGTGTTCAAGAGGCAATCAATAAACTTAACTACCATGCGCCTTTGTGGACTCTGCAATACGCTTCGTTTGATGCCTCAGCAGGGCAAAACATATATGAAATTCCCTTGTACATGCTTCACAACTTAGAGTATGTGGCATATAGAAAAAACTTGTTAACTATTGCCGCTCAGGCAGGTACGCTAGAGTTTGATTTCTTTTTAAAATACTTCCAAGACAACTTCTTGTTCGGTAATATGCGTGTGGGTGATTACTATCTTATGCAGCAGACACTGGAAACATATAGAAAAATTCTTAGTTCAGATGGGGGCTTTAACATTGTAGGGGGTAAGTATCTCCAAATATACCCTAGTCCTGCGGTAACACCAGAAAGAGTTATTTTAGAGTACCGCGCAATAGACTCTAACACTGTTCAACCAGCCTACCTTAATTGGATTCAGCGATATGCCCTGGCTGTAGCAAAGGGTGTTTTGGGCCAAATTCGAGGTAAGTTTGCCTCTGTCCCTTCTCCAGCAGGGGGTGCCATGCTAAATGGCGGTCAGCTTATTCAAGAAAGTGAGAAGGAAAAAGAGACCTTAGTGCAGGAACTTCTTAATGAGATTGAGGAGCCTCCAGCTTTTAGTACTTACTAATGGAAAGAAATAAAGATTTATTTAAAACATCAACTGATATGCCCCTAATCCCAGAGTTAGAGGGCAAGAGTGAGTTATCTTTTTTTGATCAGTCCAATCCCGACTTAAACCTTTTTAATTTAGTAGATGACGAACTGATCAGAATTTCAGGATCTGAACTTCTTTACTTTAAATTTTTTCAATCTGAAGAATATGATGAGGTTTACCTTGAATCTAGATCAAAGCCTAGGGCTTCGGATCCTATTCAAGTTTACGGTCACTACGAGCCTAAAGCGTTAGAACAAAACTTAACAGAGTTTGGTTTGGAATTAACAAATGATCAGTTATTTATATTTAATAAGTCTTACATTACTAGAAAGCTAGGTCGTGAGCCTATAGCGGGTGATGTGGTGAAGCCTAAATTTCAAAATCAACGGTATGAAATTTTTGAGGTTCAAGAGGATGGGTTCCAGTTGTATGGTGTTTACCATATGGTATGCTCTGGTAAGCTTCTCAGGGGAGATGTCGATACAGTAGATGAACCACTAACAAATAAAACTGAGGATGTTGGGGGGTACTTAGATCTTGACAACATATAAAGAAACATATTATTCAAATGATGACGCTTTCCAAACGCCTGCCTCGCTAGGATCATCACATAAATATATGTTAAATCAATTGCGAGAGAGAGATAGCAAAAGTGCGATGTCCTTGAACAGTTACAAGGAAATTGTTCGATTCCTTATAAATAGATTTAATAATTTGCCTTACTTTAATGAGGCCAACGAAACCGTTCTCGTTAAATGTC